CACCAACGCCTACGCCAACTCCTACACCAACACCTACTCCAACTCCTACACCTACACCTACTCCTACACCAACGCCTACACCTACTCCAACTCCTACACCTACTCCTACACCTACCCCTGGTGATCCAGGTGATGGTGATCCAGGTGATGGTGATCCAGGTGATGGTGATCCAGGTGATGGTGATCCAGGTGATGGTGATCCAATTTTTGATGGCCCTAGCGATCCACCACCTTTTGTGCCAGTCGATTACAATCCATTCACTATACAAAACCCTGTCTTTGAGCCGAGAGATTTTATTGCACCAGGCATTTCATATTCGCCAGAAGTGCCAGAAGGATATACGGTGTTTGACGATGTGTATACGCCTTATGTTTACGACCCACCCCCTTTGCAACAAATGAGTGGGCCACCATTGATATATGATCCATTCGCGCCTTTGCCTTCAATGGCTGAATCGATTACTTCATTGCCACAAATGCCAAGCGGTTATCAACCGCTGAATTTAGGCAACCTACAATCAATCATTAATAAAATAGGAGACACATGAGTACACGAGAAGAAGTCCTCGAATCCAACGAGGCAGAACTAATCCTTAATTCTGACGTTTTTAAGAAAGCAATCGAACAACTGCACGATGAATACATCCAGCTCTGGTTGCAATCCAATCAAGACGAAAAAGCGTTTAGAGAATCCATGCACGCAGCGGTCAAGCTGTTGCCAGAGATCGAAAAACATCTACGAATCATCGTTGAAAAAGGAAAAATCACACAAACCAATTTGAGAAGAATCCGAAAAGTTATGGTCTAGTGATTGATTTACAAATACCAAGGGGTTAGAATCAATCTAATTATCAATAATTTTCAAGGATAATATTATGGCCAACACGGTTCAACCAAAACCATTGGATTTACAAACAAACATGGAAGAGGCTGTGACCTCATTTGAGCAATACCTGGAACCTGAAGAGGACAACCCAGAAGAGGCACAAGTAGAGTTACAAGCCGATGAAACTGTTGAAGAAGAAATTGTCGAAGAAGAAGAACTCCAAGCCGATGACTTTGAAGAAACAGAAGAAACTGAAACTCTTGACGATGAACAAGATGAGACAGAAGAAGTCAGTGAACCTCAACTTTATGCCGTTAAAATAAACGGCGAAGATGTTGAAGTCACCATTGACGAACTTCAAAGCTCGTATTCTAGGCAAGCAGATTACACTCGAAAGACTCAAGAACTCGCTCAACAGCGTAAGACTGTTGAAGAACAACAAAGCGAGGTTGCAAAAAACGAGGCGATTTATAAGGAACTGCTGCCCAAAATGGAAGCTGCATTAAGCGAAAGTTTGGGTGACGAGCCTAACTGGGAAACTTTGTATTCTAACGATCCCATTGGTTATGTTCGAGAACGCGATTTATGGAATGAAAAACAACAGAAATTGCAAGCCGTACAAGCTGAACAAACGAGACTTCAAGAAGAAGATCAAGTGAAACAGCAAGAGCAAATACAGAAGTATATGCAATATGGCGAGAAGCAAATTCTGAATCATGTTCCTGAGTGGAAGGATAACACCATCCAACAAGAAGAAAAATTGGCGATTCGAGATCACGCAATCAATGATTTGGGATTTACAGCAGAGGAAATCAACCAAGTGTATGATTACCGCCTGTTGATGGGGTTAAGAAATAGCTGGATGCAAAATAAAACGCAAAAAGCTGTGAAGAAAAAACCCACTCAGAAGGCATCTGCTAGAAACAGAGTTGCAAAACCTGGTTCGGTCTCTCGTAAAAAAACCAGCACTCCTTTAAAGAAATCGAAAGCACGATTAGCCAAATCTGGGAAAGTCCAAGATGCGGCGAAAGTATTTGAACAATTAATTTAACTTTTAATTTCTAGGCAACTAGAAGGAGAATAGCATGGCTAAAGTAACCAATGCGTTCGATACCTATACAGCTACTGCTGACAGAGAGGCTTTGAGTGATCTGATTTACAACATTTCACCAATGTCAACTCCTGTCATGTCAGCTATTGGCCGTAATTCAGTAAAGAATGTACAATTTGACTGGCAAACAGAAGCATTGCCTACAGCATCAGCAACAGGACAACTTGAAGGTTTTGAACTTTCAAGAGCTGCCTCTACTGCGACTGTAAGGGAAAGCAACGTATGTCAAATATCAAGCAGAGATGCGACAGTGACGGGTTCACAAAATGCATCGCAACCAGCCGGTAAAAAAACAGAGATGGCTCACCAACTCGCTATATGTGCGAAAAGCTTAAAGCGAGACATGGAGAAAACCATTTGTGGTAACACTGCCAAAAACGCGGGTGCTGCTGCAACAGCAAGGCAAACGGGTGGCTTTGAAACTTGGATTGAAACCAATGTTTCCAGAGGCACAAACGGAGCTGGTGCTGGTAATGGTGCTGCACCTACAGACGGCACACAAAGAGCGTTCACAGAAACCATTTTGAAAGACGTACAACAACTTTGTTTTGACAACGGCGGCGAGCCAACTATGTTGGTTGTCGGTTCTCACGTCAAAGGCGTTGTGTCTGGTTTCACTGGGCGAGCTTCTGCTAGGCAAATGATCGATGCAACAGCGATCGAAGCCAGCGTGAGTGTGTATTCTGGAGACTTTGGTGAGTTGAAGGTAATGCCTTCTAACTTCAGCAGAGGCAGAACTGCACTGTTCATCGATCCTGATATGGCAAAAGTTTCTTATCTTAGAGATTTTGAAACTGTTGACATTTCAACCATCGGTGATGCTGTCACTAAGATGATTGTGGTCGAGTACGGACTAGAGTGTTCTAATGAGAAAGCTCATGGTCTAGCTGCTGACTTATCTACATCGTAAGTGAGTAATTTAGTGGGGTGAGAAATCGCCCCACTATTTAAAAATGGCAAAAATAACAACATTGGAAATAAAATCAGGCGGTCTCGTCAATCAGTTTGCAACCGAGGGCGATAACTTTGTTTATCAAACCAAGCAAGACGTGAGACCGATCATTGAGCATTGCAAGGTTTTAAGTAAGCAAACACCAGGCAAAGAAATGCGCCACGTTGCTGAGATTCCAATGGTTGTTTATCAGAAAGCTATGAGAGAGGGCTGGGTCAATGATAAGGCTAAAATGAAGCGTTGGCTGAATGATCCTGACAACAAAGCGTTTCGCACTTGGCAAGGGAAAATATGACATACAGTGAATTAAAAACAGCAGTTGCAAATTATCTGAATCGCAGTGATTTAGATTCAATGATGGACACATTCATCCAACAAACCGAGGCAGTGCTGAATCGCAAGCTCAGAACAAAAGACATGGTTAAACGTGCAACGGCAACCGCCGATGCCCAATATTTAACATTACCGACAGACTGGTTAGAGGCCATCAATGTCGAGATCACATCAAACAATTTCAGTCCATTGATGCAAATGAGCATTGAGTCTTTGGATGTTTACCGCAAAAAGAACAACAACAGCACGGGCCAACCCGTTTACTACGCCTTGGTCGATGACACCATGGAATTATGTCCTACACCTGATGGCTCATATGAGTTACAATTAACGTACTTCTCAAAAGTATCAGCACTGAGCAGTAGCAATACTTCAAACTTTGTCTCAACAAGCTATCCCGATGTTTACCTTTATGGGTGTTTACGCACTGCATCGATTTATCTCATGGAAGATGACCGCGCAGCGGGTTTCACCAATCTATTTGATAAGGCATTGGAAGAAATGAGGATGGAACAAGAACGTGCCGCCTTCGGCAAAGGATCAATGATTCCGAGGCGAAGAACTTACGGCAGAACCCAAAAACAAGTTGTTTATTGGGGCAATAATTAATAGAGGATAAATATGGCTTTTTCGGATTATCTTGAGGACAAACTACTCAAACACACATTTGCGAACACAGCGTTTACAACGCCTGGTACTGTCTATTTAGGACTTTTTACTGCTGCGCCTTCTGATACAGGTGGTGGCACAGAAGTCTCAGGTGGATCGTACGCAAGGATATCTTGCGCGTTCTCAGTCAGTGGCACAAACCCTACAACAGCAACCAATTCCAGTGCAGCCGAGTTTGCAACCGCAACTGGCACATGGGGCGCTGTGGGATGGGTCGGTGTGTACGATGCTTCTTCTAGTGGAAACTTACTTGCCTGGGCAGCACTAACAGCAAGCAAAACTGTTTCTAGCGGAGATGTGTTTAGATTTGATGCGGGCGACCTAGACATCACATTGAGTTAATCACATGGCCTCAGTCGGCTATGGTTATGGCGGTTATGGGAAGTCCTTTTACGGACAACCCGTATTCGAGTTTGGTGAAGCAACACTGGCAGAAGCCAGTGGTTTTACTGCATCTGGCGCAATCACATTTTCTGCATCTGCAACCCTAGCTGAAACTTCTGGTTTTACATCAACGGGCCATATTGTCTTTTTAGGCACGGCAACTCTCGCAGAAACATCAGGGTTCACATCAACAGGACATCTTGTATTGCTTGGCTCTGCAACTCTCGCAGAAACCTCTGGCTTTACCGCAACAGCAAGACAGATTGATCGTGGCGAAGCCACCATTGCAGCATCATCAGGGTTCACAGCAACCGCCAGGCAAATTGATCGGGGTGAAGCGACCATTGCGGCATCCAGCTCATTTACTGCGGTCGGTCACAGAATCCATGTTGCATCGGCAACCATGGCAGAAACTTCTGGCTTTACGAGTGCTGGCTTAATTGTCAAACTCGGCGCAGCTACGCTGGCTGAAACTTCAGGCTTTACTGCAACGGCTGTTTATGTCATAGCGGCACAATCAACCATTGCTGCTGTTTCCTCTATGACTGCCCTCGGCAGACAGATCGATCGGGCCACTGCAACAATTTCATCTGCTAGTGGATTTACAGCGATAGGTGGTCTAAAATGGAATGACCAAAGTGTGACGACAACATCTTATACGGATCAGACAGTCGCCACGACAACATGGACTGAGACCAATAATCCCTCAACACCCTGGACTGATAAAGCAGCCTGATACGGCTGTTCATTTATATATTTAAAACATAGGTAATTTTATGGCCGATACCACGACAACAAATTTATCACTGACGAAACCTGAGGTGGGTGCCTCGACAGATACATGGGGAACTAAGCTCAATACCGACCTCGATACGATTGATGCAATCTTCAGTGCCACTGGCACAAGCGTTGCGATGAACATCGATGCAGCCGT